ACATCCACACCGTCTTCCACGTCCCGAGCCTCGGGCGTGTCGGTCGAAAACTTGAAGTAGGCGTAAGAGCCGCGCTTCAGGTTTATGATACCGCGTGTTTCTTCTTCGAGTTCACGAACGGCACACCTAAGTGGGTTGTAAATCTCGCGTCGGCGACACCCGCCTGTGACAAAAGTCCATTCACGGTACCTTCTGTCGTGCACGATGAGAAAGTGCGGAACATCATTCACTAGGCTGACGGGTATTGCGATTGCTTTGTGTCTCTCTCGAGGGCCTCGGGGACTTGACATCACCCTCTGATATTTCCGTATCAAAAAAGTCACGGAGATTTCCCGTACGTGGGCTGTACGTGATCAAAAATAAGAGGCCTATGATCAAGACCCAATGCCAGAGTTGCATTAAGACCGAGACTGATATATATATTTTTAAAAAATGACCTGAAAAATCAGGAGCTATAGAGGACTGAGCCCAAACCATTCTGGATACGGAGCACGTTATACGAAATGGCGTACAGGTACGTGCTCTTGATGAGGGCGCCGATGGTGATGGTAGGGGGCACGACCAGGCGGTACGTGTCCAGACGGGAGAAGTTCAGGGTGCCGGTGGGCTGGAGCTTGGAGGTGTCGAGGCAGTAGCTGATCATGCCCACGTTGGCGGTACCGGCATTGACGCCGTTGGGCAGGTAGCCGAATGGCGTGTTGTAATACTGGGGCAGCTCCACAAAGGCGGGCAGGTGGCGGAACTCACCGACGTCCGTGCCGTTCACCTGGGTCTTGAGCATGTGATCCTTGACCAGAGCCGAGTTGACGCCCAGAGCGCCATACGCCTGGGAGTAGTTGTTGCTCGTGAATGCGATGAACTTGACTGGCTGAGCCAGAGCCAGCTCCTGCATCGTCTCGGAGCCCATAACGATCGTGCGCTGGACCTGGGTGATCAGCATATCCTGGGGCGTGTTGGCGAAGAAATCACGCTCGGTCTGGTCCAGGTATGTGAAGTTGGTCCAGCAGATGTACTGCAGATTGTTGTAGTTGGTGGCACCGGCCGCGGCATCGAAGCCGGTCGAGGCCGCCAGGTCAGCAGACCAGGTGATGCGCAGCTCAACGTCGTGGAACTGCAGAGCCACCAGGGGCAGGGACACGGACCAGTCCTTGTTGAAGAAAAACTTCAGGGGGTAAAAGCCGGTCACAGAGTTGGTGGGATCCTCGTTGTCACCGGTATTGCCGATCAGCAGACGCTGGCTGTAGTTCTGGGCGCCAGTCACGGGCTCGATCTGGGTCGAGTACACAACGTCCTGGGTATCGATAACCTGACCGCCGATCATGAACTCGATCTTGTCGATAACCTTGGACCAGTCGACGATGGTGCACATTGAGCCGTTGCCGTCACGGGCAGCCAGGTACACGTAGTTGATCAGGTCGCCCTTCTTCTCGAAACGGACGGTGGAGATGCCGCCGGCGATGGGGGCGCCCTGAATCACCTGACGCTCCACCGTGTTGGCATAGTGGGTATACCGGCGGTAGTTGGAGCGGAAGAAAGAAACCTCGGGCTTGCCAGTCAGCCAAGCGTCCTGAGCACCAGTTGCGACAAGTTGAACGATACCACCGCTCATTTTACAATTGGTCTAGATTATTTTAGACGGCCGAAAGGGGCGGAAGCGCAACCGGATTTTTCTCGAGCTGCTGGATGGCCACGTCAAGGCACTTTGAAGAGGCTAAAGGATTGCGATTATCCTTTTTCTCCACAAATCTGTAAAACTCTGGGCCCAGATAGTTCTGGAAGCGCCCACCGTTCATGTGAGAGACGGGCACCGGCTTGGACTCTGCGCGAAGATTGGTCGCTGCGCCCACCTGATTGACGGGGTCGTTACGGACGTTCATGCGCTGACCGTTTCCTGCGCGATCCGGCTTGGAGCGGTAATCGCTGCTGCGCGTGAGAGACTTGTCGGTATAAGCACCGCAGCCGCCCTCGGCATACGGCTGGGCCACGTTGTACTGGGCGGGACCCATGGACAAAGTGTCACCGCGGGACGTCTGCTCGTCACGAATGGTGGTCCGGGCCGTCTTGAGAAACTCTGGCCGGCCCTCGGCACCCGTGACGGCACCACCCTGGCCCTGACCACGGCTCTGGGTCGGCTCGCGGTACCACGCCTTGGTCTCCTTGGCCTGGTGAGTCACCTCACCGATACCGCCAGCGCCACCAGACTTGATGAAAGAATCAGCGGGACCGTTGCGGCCCTCGAGCGTCGTGAGGCGCTCCTCGTTGATGTTATTGGGCAACACACGGAAGTACTGGTGGAAGCCACCCGCCGCGTCCACGTTGGAGCCGACGCCCAGACCTGGACCGACGCGACGGCGCTCGATAGGCTGGAGGTTGTTCATCTTGTTCGTCACATACTGGCGATTATACAGGTCATAAACGGGCTGACCGAATGGAAAACGATTCGCGGTCGGAGAAACGTCCTGAAGGTTACCAACCGCCTCTTTCGGCTGGAGACGCCAATCGCCGATGCGACGGCCGAGATTCGGCGTCATGACACGGAGATCAAAAGCATCCTTGGAGTGATCGCGAGCATTCGCAGCGAGGTCGACATCACGACGGGTAATTGGCCGAGTGGTTGGCAGTGGTTTGCGTCCCTGGGGCTCTTCTGAACCGTCCGAGAGACGCTTACCGGCAAACACAAGACCGACGACGGCGGCGAGGCTCAAAGGGTCCATCGCTAGTTATGATTAGGTACTATTTTTTTTACTTCTTCGCACTGTGGTAACGCTGAACGAAACGGGTATTCTGATCATCGGCGTACGTGCTGATGGGATCCCACGACATGACACGCTGTGGGATGTTCACGTAGGTGTTGGGAAAGTCATAAGCCCGCTCGGACCAGCCCTTCTTCGACGCCGTCGTCGTCTGCTCGCGCAGGTACGAACTGGCATCGGCCAGATCCTCGAGGACCACAGTCGCTGGACCCATGTGGATATTGGGCTGGAGAATAATAGGAGCCGCGTCGAGGAGTGGCATTCTTAATTTTAGTTGCGAAAAAAACCAAGCTTACTGACCATTACCTCCGCGCATCTGCGTGCGCTCTGGGAAATGGAACTGGAAATTGTCTGGATCGCACGCCCGTCCGCCCTGGTCCTTGCACATGGGGGCAAACTGCTTACCGTAAGCGGCGGTCGCGAACGCATTCTGGTCATTTGGAATCGTGGACGATGCGGTGGTGTAGAAATTGCGCTCGGCGTCGCGAACACGCTCGAAGGGGTGGATGGTGCTCCACGCCGCCTGAACGTCGGCACGGACGCTGGGATACCAAGCCGCTGGTGGGCGGTCTGGATTCTCGGTGTAATCGCTCATGAGCACATTCCCCATGGGGTTGTTCAGGGTCGGCATCGTCACCTCGTCGCGTAAAAGGCCCAGTGCGCGGTCATCTGCGTAGGCCGGACGAAGGAGACCGTCCGAAATGAGGTTCGAGGTCCACATGTAATAAAGAACGCCCAGGGCCAACGCACCAAGTGCGAAAACACGGGAATCACGGTTGATAAGGTATACGATGATGGTGGCGTAAATAATGAAGCGGGTCGTAGAAGAGACGCGCTGTTTGGCCGACTGACGCGCCGTTGGCCAAAAGTTCACGAGTTCACTCGTCTTGAAAATATCTTTCACGTCCATTCTGTTACTTACTGAGAAATCTTTTTGGTCGGCTTGCGCTTTCCGGTTCGGGGTGGAGGTTGGGGCGCGGCACCGCCGAGCATAGCCGCTAGCGGGTTGGCACCACCGCCGCCGCCGAGCATCTGCGCGAGCATACTGTTCATACCGGCCATCAGGGACGCCTCGTCAATCTGACCGTTCGGCGCCTTTTTCATATTTTTGGCGCAATTTTCGGCGGCCGACTCGATCATGCTCAGAGTCTCGGGTGGAAACATGTTGATGGTCGTGCCGAGCATGTACAGCGTCTGGTAGTATTGCCAGATGGCCGCCTTGGTCCCGTCTGTACACTCGGCGGTGTTCCAAATCTCATGAAGATTCAGGGAGGTCGCCACAGGGTTGGCCTCGCAAAAGAACGCCGCAGAGTCCTTGGCCATCATCTGGGATACCCATGGCGTGACGTCCTTCATAAACTTGTCGAACGTGTCGCGATTCGCTGGAGCGGCCTGGGCCTCCTTGATCTTGGGTTCATCGGGGAAGGTCTGTGCGAGTTCACCGATAAACTGACCCATCATCTCGTTAAACGCAGAGAGGGTGGTCATTTATAGTAATATTTTAGAGTCTTTTCCTTAAGTTAGAATGGCTCCTTCATAATAGGCTCATGGGACCCCTGCCCCTGGCTTGTGATAAAGTAAACCAAAAGACCGACCAGGAAAGCATTCTTGAAATAATCCGAGTTTTTAAGCTTTCCTTCATTGTTCATTTTCGCCTTGACGAATACGTAGGCCATCACTGCCGCTGCTGCGATGACGGCGGCGCTGAAGGGTTCTTTGAAGTAGTGCTCCATCTAGTAACTTACAAGATGTTATTTAGTCTCTTTACGCGCCGAGCTTCTGAATTTTAGTGGGGGCGTCATCGAACAACGTCTGTTCTGGGAGGGCCGGGGTCCCTCCGGCTCCGGGAACCGATGGCGGTGTGAGCCCGTCTGACGCCGTCACCATCGTGTCGACACCCCCTGGAGTCTTGCCAATTTCCATGCCGGCGCCGCCACCCCCGCTCGTTCCCGCGGCGTCGTTTGCAGTCGGCATGGCATCCAACTCGTCTTCGCCGTCGATATCGGGAATGTCCTCCTCTTCGTCCGGCTCGTCCTCCTCGTCCTGATTCATGTCGAGATCGCCGCCAGACGCTGGCATTGGCAGGTACGTGTTCAGAATCTCGGCAGTGGGAACGAGGTCCTCGATGACGAGACAGATGTGCTTGTGAAAACGCTTGTTGAGGTCCTCGTCACGTTCGGACTCGGTGTTTGGCTCGGTGATGATGTAAGGGCTCTCGTATAGGTCCTTGGCACAAGCCTCGTAGCATCGCTGGACGAACACGTCGTTCGCCGGGAGCTTGATGCTGATCTTCTTTGACTTCCTGTCCGTCCTGATGGAGCTCAGAATCTTGACGTGAATCACAAAGACGGCCGCCAACAAATTAGGAAAGAGGGGTTGGTTCTTGACGATCGTCTCTGTATTTTTGAGTGAAATTGAAGAGTTCCAGGTCTTGACACCACGGAGGAGCTCCTGGAACACACGGGGGGTGTTTTTTCCCTGAGATTCCTTCTTGGCTTCGAGCCAAATTTCCCAGAATGCTTCGATCATCGCGGGAATCATGGCGTCACACAGTTTCTTGGTGAAACGGCGCTCGGACTCGTTGAGGATGTCCATGCTTTGGTAAATGCGCAGCATTTATTTGCGTGTGAAGAGACGCATCACTTGAGACGAGAAGGGTCAAAGACCTTTTGGAGAAAACTTTATTGGGTAATATGTCTTCTCTTCCAGTGTTCCGTCTACAATCCCTGGCCACCATGCCCAACGTGACCGCCAAGGACATTCGCAACTATTTTCGTCTGAAAAATAAGTCCAATCCCGAGGCGAACGCGTTCAGGCGGCGGATGGGTCGGCTCCTGGGATTTCCTGCGAACGTGACTCCGACGTGGGCCGCGATAAATGTCCAGGCTGGTTTCGCGCCTTTTGCGAGAAACGTCGAGACTTTCACGGCGCGACTTCTCGGAACTGGTGGGCGGGGCCATCGGAACGCACGGGGTGCGACTCACTGGCCTGGTGGGAATCCGTACACTTATTTCAGTGGACCCGTGGTTAATCGTCGGCATAACATGAGCCCATACGCCAGTGTGTTCCGGGCCGCCCCACCACTCCGCAAACGCGCGGGAATGATCGCGGTCGGCCTGACTCGCCCACCCCATAACGCATCCGGCCCACAGGGTCGTATCCCATTGAACCGAAACATGGCCAAGATGATCTCCGAACTCGTCCGGAAGCTGGAACTCGGAAACGCCCGGCGCTCACCGCGCGCGCCAGTCCCGAGGACGCTTCGGGCGGCGTCCCCTCCCCGGAGGCGGAGCGTGAGATCTCGGTCGGCGTCGGTGAAGCGCTGAAGAAGCTACTTCTTAATTACTCGCAACACGGTCCTCTACAGGAACTTTTCGTGAATCGGCCCAGAGTATCGTGCGTTTTATGGAAACTGTAAAAATTTATAAATCAATATATATATATGAATACTACTAAAACAGCCCTCATTCTATGCGGAGGTCCTGGTTACCGCAGGGCCAAAGTGAGCAACTCAGAGAGATCCTCGAACGCGCTTATAAGAAAAGTACTCGGACAACCAGCTCAAGTGAACATCATAAGAACCAACTCTAACTTATGTACAAACAACTGCAAGTACCTAGAGGTTCCTATACATTCTTCACGCTTCACTACAAATAAAAAGACGAAGAACTTTACAGAGGGGTTAAAGTCTATTTTAGGCAATAGAAAAATAGACCTAGTTATGTTTGAATATTGCTCGTTACTTCATCAAAGTAATAGTAATTTGATATTGAGAACCCTGAGACCATTCATGAAGAACGATTCACGCGTCATTACACATACAAATAAGCAGCACACGAGTAAATTTTGGGGAAATAACTGGCTCGTGATGAACTCCATACATCAGAGAAATCACGGACTTGATAAAGTTAAGAAAATGCCAGGTCATGTCACAACAGTTCCCGTTTACAAGTGGAGCAAATGATCCATTAATTCTTCTTGGTCACACGCAGCTTTTGGGCAGTCTTTTGGAGGTTCACCAGGCTCGGTAAAAACACGGTGGGTTCAGCCTCCTCCTGGTCCTCTTCAGAGCGCTCGCGTCTCCATGTCACCTTGAGGTCTAGCGGGCCTATGAGCACCACGTTGTACCCGAGGCGGCCCAATTGTCTGGACATGTAAATGACCGTCATGGCCAGGTCATACCGTGGATATCCAACCAGGAATGTGGGGACGGTCAGGATCGCATCCTTTTTTCCGAGTTCCACAGAATGTTTAATTTTCCTACAAAATTGTTCGAGAAGAGCCTTGTAGTACTCTTTTTTCGCGGACCCTCTTTTCTTTTCAGCGGCGAGGATATCCTTGGCCGATGGAACATTCTGTTCCATCTCTGCTATTTACATCCGATAAGATGGTGCGGGGCCTGGCGCGGGCGCTGACGCCCCGCTCGCAAGTTCACGGGGGGTGCCTATCAGGCCGCCGGGGGTTCCCTTGTTCGCTTTGAGCGCATCTTGGAGCTGACGATCCAGGTTGGACTCGATCATCTCGTATGGCTGGTACTTGTCGGGAACGTAGGCTGGGTTGTCACTGTCACCCGTCATAGCGGTCTCGGACTGGCTGATGATGTTTACTGAACCGTTCGAGTTCAGATGCGCCTTGACGTCGTACTGGGTACCGAAATACTTCTCGGTGTTGAAAAACATGAAGCGGGCATCGTAGGTATCGTCACCCACGTTCTTGATGTAAAGGGTCTCTAGTGGGTACCCAGCCGTTTTCTGAATCGCCTCGAGGATAACCTGCGTCACGTCAGGAGACACGGGCGCGTCCGAGGGGACGGAGGGGGAAGGTGCAGGGGACGCCCCAGAGTAACGCGCC